TGCACGTTTAATCGAGCCTGGAACGAGCCCGAAGCAACCCTTCTAGAACAATATTCGGCCTCATCGACCAAAATGTTTGTAAAAAATTCTGTAACCGTGATGTCTTGATAAATCATAGCTATTGACTTGACGTCAGGCAGGTTATTGTCGATAGGAATATCAACATCAACCGGCCCTGAAGGGAGGTGAAATGTGGTTTTCATTTTTTACTCCTAATATGATCGAATAACCGCTCAACAAAGCTGATGGTTGTTAGCGTGTCTTCCTGAGGGGTACTGCCCCCTTCTTCCACAGCTAACCGGCCAAGCTCAAATTCATAACTGTAAGCTTTTCCCACATTGGTGTGAGCTACATTGGCTAGTCGATGGAACATGGTCGCTTCATCCACGGCCCCATTGATAATTAAAAGGTCGATATTCCTCACTCTCGCCAATCTATCTTGCATTGGCATATGCGAAGTCGCATCCATCACTAAGTTTTTAAAGCGTTGCGAAAAATCCTCGTGTTGGGTATAATTTTCAACTGAGACATCTTCATTTATTTCCGACCTCTTTGTCCGGGGTCGGATTTTTTTTTGTGACAAATTCATTTTTTTCTCTCCTTAATTTCTTGATAAAAAAAACTCGATACCTATCGTTTCATCTGTTAATCGAATAATCTCGGCTTGTTCGTCTATATACTTTAGCTTCATTACTAGACGTTCTAATACAGGCTCTTTCGTTTTCATTTAACCTCCTCTCTTTCTTTTTATTTAGATTGCGAAGCAATCCTATAGACGCCGATTTGGGGGATTTGGCAGACTTGTTGAAGCTCATAAATGAGTTTTGTGAAGGGTTTTCTGAAGGTGTCTTGTGGGGTTCGGCGCCCGTAGCATTACTCTCAAACATTAAATCTCTTAATTCCGGTTGCTCCTTTACTATTGCATCCACGGTTAGGGCCCAGGTTTGCAATTGATTTATAAAGTTTTGTGATTTTGTCATTGTCATAATTTTGTTAAAAATAGGATAGAGATGTATCCATCATACATAATAAAAAAAATCCTCAAACACAAATTTAGCATCCTTTTTGTGACCTTTGTTTAAAGCTTCAAGAATTCGCTCGGCGTAATCCGTTGAGCATCTAAACATAGGGTTTTTTGAGTATAGGTTCGACAATCGGGACTGGGCAGTGCCAGCCTGTGCAGACAGCGTCTTTGGGGACACATGTCTTTTGGCAAGTGCTTTTAAAAATTTTTCTTTATTTATTTTGGCGACGTTGTGTGACTTAGGCATGCCATTAGAATACTCGAGCACCCATGCCAAGTCAAGAAAAATATAAGTAAAATATAAACAAGCAAAAAAACAAAACTTGAGTAGACACGAAATTTCCCTCAATAGTGGATGTTCTCTACACAGACGAGATGCTTCAGATATTACCTGCCTTGTATGTACAAGAGGGGGATGTTTATTTAAGGGGTTAATGGTAAAGTTTTATTTTATAATGAACAGAGGCAAACAGGAGAGAGAATGCCGGGAAAAGAGAAGCAAAACGAGTTAATTGAGCGAGAGTGCGTCGGTGCTTATTTAACGGAGATTGGCAAACAAAAACTACTTAGCAAAGAGGAGGAAATATCTTTAGCTGAAGATATTTTGGAAGGGAATTTGGAGGCTAAGAGCAAAATGATTGTTGCCAATCTAAGATTGGTTGTAAGTATTGCAAAAAAACATATTGGTCGAGGCATTCCATTTTTGGACCTGATTCAAGAAGGAAATATTGGAGTGATTCGAGCGGTTGAGAAGTTTGACCATAACAAGGGGTATAAGTTTAGTACGTATGCCACATGGTGGATTCGTCAGGCGATTTCGCGGGCTATTGCAGACCAGTCCAGAACAATTCGAATTCCGGTTCATATGATAGAAATCATTAATAAGCTCCGAAAAGTTTCTAGGGAGTTGACAATGAGCCTGGCAAGAAAACCGACTGAAAAAGAAATATCCGAGGTAATTGATTTGCCGGTTCAAAAGGTAATGGAGATCATAAAGATTTCCCAGGCCCCTGTTTCTTTAGATTTACCAGTCGGGGAGGAAGAGGGTGGCTCTTTGGGTGAGTTCGTAGAATATGAAAGCCAGCAAGTTCATGATAGAACTTTGGTTCGTGAATCCTTAAGAAATACGCTGTCAGAAGTGTTGGATGAGTTGACTGAGCGAGAAGGCGAAGTTTTGAAACTTCGATTTGGGCTTGGGGATGGCAAACCTAAAACGCTGGAAGAAGTTGGGACCAAGTTTAAAGTGACTCGGGAGCGAATTCGGCAAATAGAGGTAGCCGCCCTAAATAAACTTAAGCACCCATCCCGAGCAAAAAAGCTTTTGGAATTTACGCTATAAAACAATATATCAAAAGGCTTCGTTGTTGTGGTTTAAGTGAGTCTTGGTGCTAGAAACTAACCCGTCGCATAACCCCCTTTGTCCCTCCTTCACACTAAACATAATGTCGAGTTTCTGCTTTTTCAGAAAATAAATGTATTCAAGATCACAAAATATGATCATGAAACGAGGGCCGAATATCAAATACCTCCCAGATGAAACCTCTGTTCTTTCTTCATAAAAAACTGACTGTCCACAAGGTGTTCACTGGGCTTAGGGGCGACACCGCACATCTGGGAATAGCATGCCTTGATAGGCTGTTAACCGAGACCTGCAAATATCTTTGAAGATGGCGAACTCGAGGAAGATTCAGTTATTTCCAAAATGGAAACAACTGCCAATGACGGTAAAAAATATTTGATTTACAAAGTTTTCGTATATTATGAACATATGCCTGATAAGAACGTTAAATCACGAAAACGGGCGCCTTTACGGGACAAGAGCGGTCGGTGGCTACCTGGTCAGAGTCCAAATGCCAAGGGTAGACCTGCAAATAAGAAATTTGTATCCGAGGCTATGGCAGAGCTGTTAGCCGCAGATAGGGTGCGCTTAGAATACTCTATCAATGGGGTAGACGAGGTGCTAGAAATTGAGGCCATTAGAAAAACGAATGCAGATAATAATATTGCGATGATGGTTGCGGCTAAAATGTTAACAGAGGCATTGAGTGGAAATGTGCAGGCGTTCAAGGAAATTGCGGACAGGACCGAGGGCAAAGCCATTCAGGGGATTGATGTTAAGGGTAACGCTTTGCCGGCAGTAACCGTGTATTTGCCTGAAAACAACCGGAATTAATCCCCGGTAGCTCAGCGGAAGAGCAAGCGGCTGTTAACCGCTGTGTCGCTGGTTCGAATCCAGCCCGGGGAGCCAATGCCGGTAGGAACAGATTAACCTCGTATGAGAAAAAGCTTTGGAAAAAAAACATTTTGGGTATACTCGAAATAAAGGAAGAGAAAATGAGTGATACAGCAATCGATGCCCCAGCCTATAAATGTGAAACCGAACGAAAAGGGAAGCGGGACAGCTACCAATTTTTGTTGTTTATTGTGGCAATGATTTTGGTACACAACTTGTTTTTTTTGCACTTGCTTACTCGTGGTATCGGGCTTTTATTGCCGTAATCAGATTCTATTACCACTGTCATATGCTTGTGCTGAGCGCTTAAGCCTATCCCTTAAAAATTCCAATTGAACAATACAGGACAAGTCGTGATTAGACCGCAGCCAGGGCCACAGGAACAGTTTCTTGGGTCAGAGGCCGATATTGTTATTTATGGCGGGGGCGCTGGTGGCGGCAAAACCTATGGGCTACTACTTGATCCAGTGCGTTATATAGACAACGCCCAATTCTCCGGTGTTATTTTCAGAAGAACAACCACCCAAATCAAAAACCCAGGTGGAATATGGGATGAATCCAACTCAATATATCCGTTAATAGGCGGAGACCCTAAGACCCACGAAATAAAGTGGAAGTTCCCAACTGGCGCTACTATTAAGTTTGGCCACCTTGAGTATGAAAAGAACGTATACGACCATCAAGGTGCACAGTACGCCTTTATTGGCTTTGATGAGTTAACCCACTTCACTAAACAGATGTTCCTATACCTACTATCAAGGAACAGGAGCCTCTGTGGCGTTAAGCCCTATATTCGCTGCACCTGTAACCCCGACGCCGATAGCTGGGTTAAAGACGTTATAACCTGGTGGTTAGATGAGAACGGGGAGTACCCTGATCCGCTAAAATCTGGGGCGATTAGATATTTCATCATTATCAACAACGAATTTGTATGGGGGAACTCTAAGAAGGAGCTAAGGGAGACCTATTCGGATTATTTTGAAGAGAACATGCGGGAGGGGGTGGACCCTGACGTGTTTATTAAGTCTCTAACCTTTATTCCGGCAAAGGTTGAAGACAATCAAATCCTACTAAGACAAAACCCGGAGTACCTAGCTAACCTTCTTAGCCAATCGGAGGTAGAAAAGGAACGGCTTCTTAACGGAAACTGGAAAATAAAGGCTCATTCAGGAAGCTACTTCAAAAGAACTTGGTTTGAGCCAATACAAATAGGAGACTTTAAGCCTGTTCAGGTAGTAAGGAACTGGGATTTAGCCTCTACGAGGAAACACGAAGGAAACAAGGACCCAGATAGCACGGCCTGTATCAAAATGGCTGTAGACGAAAACGGTTATTTTGTTTTGCTGCACGGGATAAAAAAACAGGAGGACGCGTCAGAGATCACGGCCCTTTACGAGCACGTGACAAAGTCTGACGGGGAAAGCTGTATTTCAGCTATCGAACAGGAGCCGGGCAGTAGCGGCAAATACACAATCAACTACCTCAAGGAGCTTTTGCCTAGATATCCAATCATAGGGTTATCACCTGGGTCTCAAAACAAGGAGACTAGGGCACTGCCTGTAGCAGCCCTAGCTGCGAACAAGAGATTTAGGTTCGTGCCAGGTGATTGGTCTGAAGAATTCTTTGACCAAATAGAGTCTTTCCCAGAATCAAGCCACGACGATTACGTTGACGCACTAGTGGGCGCATGGAGGGTGCTGTCTGGCGAGGTTCCCGAGGATAGAATATTTGCTTTTGACACCCGAAATATAGTTCCAGAATTTGAGATAACCTCTCAAATGTTTGTCCAGGCCGCGTTAAAGATAACCCCAACCGAAGCGCATATAGTTTATAGGGCCATAGACGAGAACAACAACTGGTATTACTTCCTTTCAGAGGTGGTAAAGGGGTCTGGTGAAGAAATAGCGAATAAAATAGTAGAAAAAAAGACTGCCCACCAGCTCAACCTAGTAGAGGTAGTTATTGAGCCCAAGGAAAAGATCGTTTCTACCTTGATGGAAAACACAACGTTAAACGATATTCATTCTATCCTCTATTACGAGGATATCCACCTGCATGTCATGAAATCGGACGTATCAAACGGGGTGCGGGCAGTAAACAAAAGGCTCGTCCCAATCTCTAATATTGGTTCGGCATGCAGGGTGTTCCAAAACATGCCCACTCTTATAGAAGAGCTAAACTCAATACGATATGAAAAACAGGGGTTCCCAAAGGACGGGTATCAGTATTCGTATTGCGTAGCCATGTTAGGTATTTTGAATACCCGTTACAGCGATATACTCAAAAATGCAGGGCAAACGGATGAAGGGGAGGATGAAGATTGGGATTAAACGAGGATTTCAAACTAATGGTGCGTAGAGAGGTAGAGAAAACCTATCTAAATTCCAACAAGGACAACTACGTTGCCTACGGGGATATCGCAATAAAAATACAGGTTAAGCATGGCAAGGTAACCCTGATAAAAGACTGCGTGGAGCGATTCACGAGGTTTGATTAACGGGAAAGTTTGGACATTTAAAAAATCTGAGTATACTGAAAAAGTAAGTTAAATTTAGCTAAATGGAAAAACCATAGGCACAGGAAATCGAATTATCGAGAACCTGTGCCTTTTTTGTTTTTAGGAGTTGCGTATTGACAGACTTTAAAATCGTTAACCAGGATGTTCTTAAAAACATAGCCGAGGGTTTAAACGAAAAGGAACTCGAAAAAATAGGGCAGGTTGTTTATGACGGGTACCGAAGGGACATAGACTCAAGGGGCAAATGGGAAGAACAGCGGGCCGAAATGGCCAAGCTTTTTGCTATCAATCGCGACGATATAACCTTGAGGTGGGACAACTCATCAAACGTGGGACTGCCCGTACTCACCACCGCTTGTCTGCAATTTCAGGCTAGAGCCTTCGCAGAACTAATACCAGGCAAAGAGATATTAAAAGCAGATTATATTGGTGAAGACCAGGAAACTATCGCCGCTGCCAATAGGGTAGAGATGTACCAGAACTACCAGCTCGATTACGAAATAGAAGAGTACAGAGAGTCCATGGACACCACTCTACTGAAACTGCCAATAGACGGGACAGTGATACGTAAGTCGTGGTACGACCCGATAAAGGACAGGATTGTTAGTGACTGGGTTTCTGGTTACGATTTCATTGTCCACAACTCGACCCGGTACCTAAGAGACTCGGAGCGGTACTCGCAACACCTGTGGATGAGCCCTAACGATGTTCAGATAAGAATGAAAAACAAGTATTTCCTCGAACACGACAACATGGACAAGGGAATACAAAAGGGCGAAGAGGACCAGATAAAATCCCAATACCTGGAAAACTTAGGGCTCACTGATGATGATTTTGACGAAACAATTGCGCCTCGGCTGTTAATTGAACAGCACGTTTACCTAGATTTAAAAGACAAAGGGGATATCAAAGAGCCTTACATAATCACAATTGATTGCGAGACAAAGAAGGTTTTGCGAATTATAAGCCGTAGACACCCACTTAACCCTGAAAAGGTAATGGAATATTTTACCCCGTTTCATTTTATCCCGAATCCTGAAGGGTTCTATGGGTACGGGTTTGGCCTCTTATTAAAAGACTCTAACGAGGCAATGAACAAAATAATGAACGACCTCATTGACTCGGGAACGCTACAAAACAACCCCATGGGCCTTATTCTGGAAGGGGCGGGGTTTGAGAAAGAAGATCTTAGCCTGCAAATGGGGGAATATAAATCGGTAAAGCTAAAGGTAGATGATATCCGTAAGGCGCTATTTCCGTTAAACATTGCACAACCTTCTACAGTGCTTTTCTCGCTAATGGGGACGCTACAAGAATATCAAAACCGATTAACCACAGTAACAGAGACCCAGACCGGGGGCCTGCCGAAATCGGGCACTAGCGCCACGGCGGTAGCTGCGGCAGTAGACCAGGGCCAAAAAGTGTTCAACTCAATGAACCGTCGAATCTACTGGGCAATGGGTAAAGAGTTCCAAAAGATGTACGAGTTGAATGGCATTTATCTAGATATGAGAAAGTATTTCGATATTGTTATCGATAAATCACAATTGGTTAATGAAGATGGAACGCCTCAAGATCCAGACGCAGCCTTTGCGGATATCTTTCCTGTTTTGCAAACCGATTTTAAAAGGGGCTTCGATATTAAGCCTGTGGCGGATGTTTCGGTTGTATCAAGACAAGAAAAAATCGCTAAAGCGCAGCTGGTCTATGAAACGGCCTTAAGCAACCCCCTAATACAGCAAAACCCAAGCTCTATATTTGTGGCTACGTCAGAATATTTAAAAGCCGTGGGTGTAGACAGTTCTGTTATTACGCAGATTTTGCCGCCCCCTGAGGAGCCTCAAAAACCTGACCTTCCCCAAGAAGAAGAAAATGCACTCCTTTTTAAGGAGCAATACACCGAGCCGCTACCGGACCAAGACCACGCCCGTCACTTAGACGTTATGGCCGATTTTAAGGAGTCGGTGTACTTCGAGCAACTTACGCCGGGGGGCCAAGGCTTATTTGATCAACATCAAAGGGAACATATAGGACATGTTTATCTACAAGAATCTAGCGAAGCTAATCCTGCATAAATTGGGGGTAGCTATATCACAAAAGGCATTGAAAACAATCAACGCCAATTTCAAGAACAAGGTAAGAAACAAGATTAAAAAGACTCTAAAAACCGAAAGGGAACCCCTACAACCTAATGACGAATGACGTGGATCTAATTTTAAGCGAAGACTGGGCGGACTGGTACTTTCACCCAATGACCAGGGCGTTTAAAAAACAGTTAGAGGGAATGGTCCTCGACGAAAAGCTAGAGCGGAATTTTTCAGACCCCAACTCGCTGGTAAAAGAATATTTTGTAAGCGAAGGCCGTTGCCTTGGTTTAGAAACCGCTATTTATGAAATGAATCAGAAAGAAAAGGAGCACTAAATGCCAAAAAAAATTAAGCCTGTTTTTAACCGTGTAATTGTGAAACGGAGCGAAGATGCGGTCCCGATGTTTATAGACGGCCAACAGGTAGAAATAAAGGATGAGAAGGTGTTTGTGAAGGGCTCCCTATTGGAGTTATCCATAAAGCCTGAGGTGGTCCGTCAAAACAACAGGCAGGTAGAGGGGGTTGTGGCGGCGCTAGGCCCTCACGCCACTTCAGAGAGGTTCGGTATTCCTTTAAAGGAGGGGGACACTATCCGGTATTCCTTTTACTCGGCTGGGATTTGCCGAATAGGAGAGGAAAGGTTTGATGTGATTAATGACGAAGATGTTCAGGGAATAGTGGTGGAGGAAAACTAATGCCAGAAGAGACAACTGTAACGGAAGAGACGACGATAGAGGCCCCTAAAGCTGAAACGGAAAACCAGGAAGTCCCAGCCCAAGAAGGTGGTAACGATGCCCCTAGCGTTCCAGGCCTTAACGAGGACGACCCAAAAGGTTTTCAGAATAGAATGAACTCTATATATGGGAAGCTAAAGGGAACTGAAAGAGAACGAGATAATTTCAAAGAGAAAATTGAAAGCCTGGAAGGGAAGCTGTCAAAAATAGAGAGCCGCCAAACTGAGAAAGATTTTGAAAATAAAAGAGAAGCCTTGAAAGCTAAACACCTCCAGGCTATCGAGGATGGCGACGATAAAAAGGCCTCTGATTTAATGTTTGAGTTTGCGGAAATGCAAGCCGATGCTAAGCGCGTTGAGCCTCAAACGATAAAGAATGATCCTATTCCTAGCCAAGAGATTAGCCATGGAAGTGCGGTAAAAGAGAGGTTTTACACTAAATATCAAGATGTGGCCGAAGACCAGGTTTTTAAAAATCTGGCTCATCAAGTAGACGCTGAACTTAAGCAGCGGTATGCCAATGAAATTAATTCTGGGCATATGACGGAAGACACTTTCTTTTACCTGTTAGATAGCGGGATAGAGGCAAGCGTTAAAAGTGGAAATAAAAGCCTTCAGAGCTTCTCGGCTACGAGTGGGGTACCGCCTTCTCCTGGCGCTGGGGCCGGGGATACCAACGCAAAACTTACAGAATCGCAGAAAAAAATGGCAGAACGATGGGTGCTTGATGGCACATGCAAAACCAAAGAAGACGCTTATAAAAAGTATGCAAGGGCCAGTCAGAGAGCAGGAGGATAGATTATGCCAAGAAAAAAGGGAGCAAGGAATAAGCCAATGGAAAATTTTGAAAACGCTGAAACCGGTGGTAGTATGAAATTATCAGGTGAAAATCCTGCTGTAATAGAATCGGGTTCAAGCCCCGAATCAGGTGAAAACCCTGCTGAGTCCTATAGTGAAGAACGCAACCAAAAGGTTAACGCAAGTAATCAAACGCGTTCTTTAAGATCAAATCATCAGGAATTAAACCCTGCTCATAGTCCAGAAAAAGTACCAAAAGCAGCCGCTATTTGGGAGCCTGCTAGCATTTTGACTGTTACAGGGAAGGATCCTAACTTCGATTATTGCTTTGTTGTAAACACACCAGAAGCAATTTATAAGGCCATAGAAGAAGGCAAGGAAGTAGATCAAGATCCTAACTGTTGTGCCAATATGCTGAGAAAAGAGGATCCCTCAGGGCAATGGTCCAACGTGAAAATACGAGGAGACCTTATCTTAATGCGAATGCCACTAGAGGTGAAAAAAGCGAGAGATCAATATTTTAAAGATCGAATCGTTAATTCAACGGCCGTGGTTAAGCAAATAGCTCAGGACTACAGGTCCGGTGGAGGTAAGGGATCAATTTCTGGTGAAATTAAGAGAGAAGTAGTAACAGAAAAAATTTAATTTATTAATCGCTAAATGGAAAAACCATAGGCGGCATGTCCAAAAGGATGTGTCGCCTTTTTTTTTGAGATTGAAAGGAGAAAAAAATTGGCAAATTCAGATACACCCTTTGGCTTCAAGCCAGTATATTATGATCCTGCATACGTTCGAGAGTTCAACGTAGACGCAGGGACCGCTACAGCAATATTCCGTGGGGATTTGGCTAAGCAAGACACAGATGGCAACGCAAGCGTTATGGCCGCTGCTAGTGATGATTTCGCTGGCATTGTTCTTTCTTGCCACAATTCAGACGGTAAAGAGGTCAACTCGCTATCAGCTTCAACCGCTGGAAAAGTAAGGTTAATCACCGACCCCGTTGCCCAATACGAAGTTCAATGTGCAGGAACGTTAGCTGCCACCTCTATCGGTGACCAAGCAGATGCCATTTGGACACACGCAGGCAGCACAAACACCGGACAAGCTGGAGTTGAGCTAAGTTCATCTTTGGCCGGAGACGGAAATAATGCCCAATTTACCATACTGGAACTAGTAAGACGTTCAGATAACGCTTGGGGCGCAAACGTAAAAGTGACTGTCCAAGCATCAGAGCATTACTTAAAAGCAGCATCGGCTGCGATCTAACGAAAGGAGAAAATAAACGATGAGCGTATCAGTAACAGATCTGTACCCGTACTTGAAAGAAAAGTACGACGACCAAATGAGAAATTATGAGTTTAATTTTGAAAAGGTTTTCACAACTAAAACTTCTAACCGGAGCACTGAGAACTACCTAGAAAACTCAATGACAGGGCTTGTTCCTCAAACAAGTAAATCTCAAGCATTCCCAGAGGATGATATCTATATCGGCAACGAGGTTTCTTTAACCGCACAAACTTATAAGCTACAGGTTCCAATTGCCAAGGAAGACCTTGAAGATGAAAACTACGGGATTTACGACACACTCCCTTCTAGTTTGGCAAAATCTGTACAGCAAACTGCTGAAACAGACGGCTTCAATGTCCTTAACAACGCTTTTGATTCTGGCGTGCAAACTGGTGGAGACGGCAAAGAGCTTTGCGCAACTGATCATGTATTAGTTAGCGGCGGATCTTGGTCTAATGAAATGACTACCCCTGCCCAGCTATCAATGACGTCTTTTGAGACTGCGATGATAGACCTAATGAACATGCCTAATTCTCGTGGCTTGAACTTTCGAGTACAGCCAAAGAGACTTTTGGTTTCCCCTACTTTTCACAAGAAAGCAATGGAGATTACCGGTTCAATTAAAGATCCTGAGTCAGCCCAAAATGCGATTAATCCATACAACGGTTCTGTAGAAGTTGTAGCAACTCCGTATTTAACCAATACCAACTATTGGTTCTTAACTACTGACGTTGAAGGTCTTCTTTGCCAAAAGCGAAAATTCCCTGCTGAGTTCGAAAATGCTACCCGAGAAACTAACGGAGACGCGCTATTCAGAGTTCGATATCGCTTGAAATTTGGCTGGTCTGACCCTCGTTCAATTTACGGCGTAGCCGCTACCTAAGGAGTAGAATTATGAGCTTATCAAGTTATCCAAATGGATTTAAAAATGGACAATTAGTCAAGAACGTCCGGGTACCAGATACGGTACCCGGGAACGTATTTTGGGTAGACTCTGGTTCCGGAGCTGACAGTGGTAGAGCTGGTCTTTACAACTACCCATTTGCGAGCCTTGATTATGCAGTCGGCAAATGTACCGCAAGCAACGGGGACATTATCTACATTAAGCCTGGCCACGCTGAGACTTTGTCTTCAGCGACCGCTTTGGCTTTAGACGTAGCTGGTATCACTGTTGTGGGGTTGGGCGCGGGAACGCTAAAGCCGACCTTTACCCTAGACACCGCAACTACCACGACCATAGCGGTTAGTGGCGCTAATACGGTTCTTCAAAACTTAAAGTTTAGTGCTAATTTTGCAGACATTGCGGATCTATTCACTCCATCCTCCACGAATTTCAAGCTTGTCGACTGTGACTTTGTTGCAACTGCTACCAACATGAACTTTGTTGAGATTGTTGATACAGGAACAACGAATAACGAATGTGACGGCCTTGAGTTCCACGGGTGTTCTTGGATTGAGCCAGACACGGCAACAACTTCTTTACTTAATGTCGACGGGGATTTAGACGGTTTAAAAGTATCTAATTGCTACTTTAATTTGGGCGTTAACACCTCAGATTTACCTATAATCGCAGTCGTTGCCACTGGCAAAGACTTAAGTAACGCTGAAATTATTGGTAATAGGTGTGTTCGATTAAACGACGCCAACCCATTATTAATTACCGCAGATACTACCACTGCTAACACAGGGGTAATTGCACGAAATCATGTTCGCCACTTAGATACTGCCGCAGAACTATTAGTAACCGCAGGAACCAACTTTGGTTTCTTCGAAAACTACGCTACAGCAGCAGTTGATAAATCGGGCTATATTTTACCGGCAGTCGATTCATAAGGAATAAAAAATGAGACCTATTCAAGTCACATTAACTCCTCAATCCGACGATGATGGTATTTCCCTGTCGCAGACGCCTGCGGCAGGGGGTGCCCAAGACCTAACAATTACAGGGGCGCTTGCCTCTGGTGGGTCTGTAACTCTAAACCACGGTCATTTGATTGTTGTTACGGCGGCAGCAGATGACTCTGCACGGATTTTCACTATTACAGGTACGGATTTTAGAGGTTACACAATAACAGATACTATTGGCGACGGTGCTACCACCGGCCCTAATGCGGGAACAGCCACCAGTACATCTTATTTTAAGACTGTTACAGGTGTTTCCGTAGACGCTGATACAGCGGGCGCGATTGAGGTTGGCGTTGATGGCACGTCTGCTTCTAACTGGTACATACTAGATGAAGCCGTGAGGCCTTTTAACGTAGGGATAGGGGCGGAGGTTACCGCAACAGCTACCTATACCGTTCAACATACTTTTGACGATTTACAAACCACATCAGATTTAAACTCGGTTCTTACCGCATTGAATCATGATGATTTAGCAAGCAAAACAGCGACCGATGATGGGAATTATGTTGTGCCAGTTAGGGCCTCAAGACTAATTATTTCAGCATATACATCAGGAACCGTTGTTTTCACGTTAATGCAGGCAGGATAATAATATGACGGTTAGCCAAACATCAAGAGGCGTCAGCATGATAACTGACGAACAAATCGAGATTTTAGCAGGGTTAACCACCTCAGAGGCGAACCAGTTGCTAAACATTGATTCCGCGACAATATCCACCGCTCAATGGGGATACCTGGGCGCGATGAATCAAGGCGTGGCGACGACTGATAACGTCACTTTTGGAAATATTGCGGGGACATTAACGACAGCCGCGCAAACAAATATAACAAGCCTTGGAACTCTGACCGGCTTAACGGTCAACTCATCGACAATAAACCTTTCGCAAGATACTGACTTTGTATTGAGCGGGGGTATAAACGGGCTTTCCATCGACGGGACAACCTTTAGCGTAGATGGCTCTAATAACAGAGTTGGGATCGGCACGGCGGACCCTGACTTTTTATTTCAAGTAGAAAACAGAGGAACCGGCGGAGTAACGGCTGAGCAAAACATATATGCTGGCCAAATAGCATCGGGGTCGTCTGGAAACGTGGCCAAGCTGTCTTTCACAACGGTTGGCGGCGGCGGGGGCGGAGTAACTGCCTCAATTCGACAATTTACTAATAGCGGTTCGTTTGATCTGGAGCTAACAGCCTCGTCTGGGAAGGTAATTGTCACCGATGATTTTGCCGTAGATACAGACACGTTCTATGTAGACGCGTCGGCGGACAACGTTATTCTTGGGGATACCTCTGGAAATGCGGAGTCGTTTGAAATTCATTCGGCCGCAGTAGATGCCTCTGACGCAGCAGCTGTCACAAATTATTCTCAACAAATCTTTGTAAATGACGGGGCCGACGGAGAAGAGTGCGGAATGGCGTTCACAATGTTCACCTCTGGCGCTCAGGGCGCAACAGCCACACCAGGCGGAGCGATTACTTTCGAGCGCACAGGGTCTCATTCTCAAGGGAAACTGCACTTAAAGACTAAACAAGGCACAGGGGCGTCTGATTCATGTATTACCGCGCTGACGCTTGAAGAAACCGGCAGTGTCACCGTTGGGACGGCAGCAATAGCCACAACCGCGACTGATGGATTTTTTTATATTCCCACATGTGCTGGAACACCAACTGGAACACCAACTGCCTTAACGGGTCGTGCGCCAATGGTTTATGACTCCACAGGAAATAAATTCTGGATGTATGACGGTGGTTGGATTGGGGTTGCCTTAGCTTAAGAATTATTTAATAACGGTTTAGTAAAAAAGGGGAAATTAGTATGTCAATGGAAGAGCAAAAAGAAGACGATAAAGTTATGGCGATGAGGCTTTGGAATAGCTTGCAAAAATCGGTTGGGGCATTTAATTCATATGCTGGAAAAATACAAATCGACATTGCGGCTCTAGAGGCCTCAGCGTGTTTCGATTCGTGCGGATCAGATGAAGACAAAGCCCTCATCTCTCTAAATAAATCCCGAACGGATTTTGTAAATGAGTAAGAAAAAAGGCTCCGCAAGCCCCCATCAGACTATGGTTGATTTCAATGTTTCGGAGCGGATAACTATTCCGGCCATATTCCCCAAAACATCAAATTTTATTGATATGCAGATTCGTTCAGATATTAATTTAAAGCTAGTTATATCCCAGGAGGAAATGGCCGCCGTAGGCATGGAGTCAGCAATACAAGACGGAGGCCAAGGAAACAGGGTGACTTGGGACCTATCTAAAGAAACACCAATGAAGGAGGGGTTTTCTAACGCAGAGATTGAATATCTTAAAAAATGCGTTGAAACCTTAGACCAACAGGCTCTGATAACCTCGGAAAACTTTGCTGTTTGTAAAAAAATAAAGGGCCTAGACAGTGGCGACAAGTAGCAGCTATGACTATAACCTAACGGCTCAAAACATTATTGAGGCAGCGCACAGAAAACTTGGTGTACTAGGAGTAGGGAGGGCCTTGTCTTCCGCCCAGCTTCAAAATGGGCTGCAGGCTTTAAACACAAGAATAAAAAGCTATCCAGCGCTAATACATAAAATATGGGGCGTAAACCAGAATGTTCAGGCAATGCAAACCCCAACGGTATGGGTCGATGATGCAGACGCTACTAAAAATTGGGAGGCGATTGTGCCGCATACAACCGTAGCGGCCAACCGGCCAACAAGCGGGGATGATTATATTGCATATTACAAAAGCAGCTCTACCACAGGGGCCTCCTGGTCAACCGCGCAATCGGCTGTATCAAAAAGCGTCTATTCTATTGATTCGAAAATCGTTGATATCGAAAATGTTCGGATTATTCTCGAATCCAATAGATTAGAATACGAATTAAAAAAGATATCTAGATACGAGTTCCAAAGAAATAGAGATAAAACTGTGGAGGGGACGCCTTCAGAATATTATTTTGAAAGGCTAAATACTGGCACGACTTCATATGTTCATCTCTACCCTAGCCCGTCTGATACTAGCGGCGTTCTTGTTTTCGATGCCGTTAAATACCCGCAAGATATTGACAACCAATTAGATGACCTAGATTTTCCTCAAGAGTGGTATTCAGCGCTTATTTACGGAGTGGCCATCGATTTAGCCCCGGAATTTTCCTCGGTATCTTCGGCCACGACAAACTACATAATTCGGCTATTTAAAGAATACGAGGCAAAAGCCTTGGTTTTAGATGAAGAGTCGGGATCAATCTTTTTTCAACCAGGAAGGAAATAGTAATGGGTGCAAGAGCAATTCAAATTAGTAATTTCCCTTACATAGGAGTAACCGGAAACTATTCTGGCTTGGTTCTAAGTGGGGGAACGGCAGAATTTTATGTTCCTGGCGGTTTGACTGCTCAGGCTGTTTATACTGCGGCAGACAAGACAGGTAGCACTGTTACGTCTGTATCACTAAACACGGCGGGGATGTTTGATACGGAAGTGTATTTTGATGGCATATTACGAATCCGGATTTCTGACGCAGACTCAACCTTACAGCACGATTTTACGGATAATACATATAGGGTTGATAGCTTCCCTACAGATACGTTTGTGGATGCGACAGATTATGAGGATGGCAGCTTAGACGCCTCAACCATTAATGCCGCGATAACCGATATTGGGTCCAATGTCAGAAGACTTTTATTGAAGCCGGGCACTTGGACAATTGATGCGGATGTCACCGTTCCCAAAAACATTACATTAATGTTCGCCCCGGGAGCAATTGCCTCTATATCAACCACAAAGACATTGACAATGAACGGGCCTTTACAGTCTGAAATAATCAAAATATTCACTTTGAACGGCACGGGAACGGTTGTGTTCGGGACAGGATATATAGAGCATGTTTATCCGCAGTATTGGGGGGCCGTTGGGGATGACAGTACAGAGTGTAAAACAGCTTTCCAAGAGGCCGTAGATGCTTATGGGAAAGTAAAAATACCGGTAGGCACCTACAAAATAACGGGCGAGATTCAATACCCGTCTAATACAACTATTTGCGGGGAGGGTAGAGACGCGTCAGTATTGCACCACTACCAATCTTCTACAGACCAATATTTGTTTGATGTGGTTACGAAGACCAATTGCCACTTTAAGACGTTTAAAATTGATTCAAACCAAGACCAAAACAATGATATGGGGATAAGGGTTCAGGATTCGACGCATTGTGTTATAGAGGATGTTTATTATGCAAACGGGTCGTTTGGGTTTTACCTAATCAACTCTGATGAAACCCCTGCAATCGACTATTCTAGCAACTATGGGCACTCCATTATTAATTGTGTTGTAGACTCTGTCCAGGAAACAGGGTTCACCCTTTCGGGCGTCACAAAGTCCGATATTATTTCGTGCAAGGCCTATTCGTGTGGAACTGACGGATTTAAAGTTAGAGGGTACGGAAAATGGAATTCTTTAATTGATAACTACGCAGAAGGTTGTACACGCGACGGCTTTGATCTGTTTAACGGGTTTCTTGAGTCAATAGTCTCAGGAAACATTTCCCAGGGAAACACATTGTACGGGTTCGAAGTCAAAGGAACTTTTGACGCTACGCTAGGGGACCATCCGGGGCGAGACTCTATTTTTTCCAACAATATGGCCATCGGAAATACTGATTTCGGCTTCAATATTACCGGAATAAAAAACATGACCATTTCAGGTAACCATGCGGTCAGCAACTCTAAAAGCGGATTCCAATTTGCAACAACTCAGGGCCTGGCTGTTACTGGCTGCACGGCTTCAAAGAATGCCCAGCACGGGTTTGTTTTCCAGGCAGCCGCCAACACTTCCAGAATGATGCTTACAGGGTGCTTGGCCGTCGATAACAGTTGGGATGATGGGGCAACCCAAAATGGGTTCTATAACGGATTTCATCTTGAGGACTCAGGCGGAAATGGCATGGAATTTATCGGATGCCGAGCTTTAAATGGAACTATCGCTACCCAAAGAGGCGGGCAAGGGTATGGAATGGCTTGCGGACAAACCGCAACTTGCTCCGCAGGTATTACGGGCACATTTCAAGACGGAGAAGACTTATCCTTTTCAAGCTCTGGCGCTACGGGCACCTTTCATCGGGAGACCACAACAACCATAATTTACACCATCACAAGCGGCACCCCAACCACCGCGGATACAATTTCCGGGGATACCTCTGGGGCTTCGGGGGTCGTGACATCTCTATTAACTGCCTCGGGGATTGTGGTTGATGGAGGAAACCTAGATAACAATGTCGATGGCGATATTTCAGCGGTTGAACAAGACCAGCTTTGCTTGCGGCATGTAAATTCTTCTGGATATAGAACCTACCTAGAGGGAGAGCAAACATTGAACGGTGGGATACGTCTGGTGGAGCTTTCTAGCACCCCTACAAATCCGACGCAAGATACCGAGGGACAATTGTATTTTAAATCAAACAAGCTCATTTTTCGCCATGATGACGGAGGGACGCTTAGGTATAAATATTTAGATCTTACTGGAACTGGCGTGACGTGGGTACACACCACCTCAGCTCCATAGGAAAAAAATGCAGGAAGTCCAGTTACCACTTTTTAAATCTGCCTATAAAAATGTAGACCCAATTAGTTTGCGGGAATTTTCGGATGAGCTGATAAACGGGTATTTAGATGAAACTGGGACTTTAAATAGATTTCCAGGGACAGAGGAGCTTTGCGACTTAGGCACGGGCCCTCAAACTGGAATAGATGGGATTTATTGGTGGGATAGGTTGCAAAAATTTGTAGCTGTGTCCGACGGTCGAACATTTACTATAGACGATAAAGACGGAACCTTTTCTGAGATCACAGGGGATCTTTTATTAAAACAAAACCCAGTGAGTTTTACAGACAATGGCACGACATTGGTTTTAGCCAACGGCGGAAAAATGCAGCTAACGGACGGAACAACTGCAACGGCCAATATTTCTGACACCGACGCGCCTACCCAGGTAAGCCATGTGGCCTTTCTAGACAGCTATATTATTGCAAACAATAACTTAAGCGGATCGTTTTTTTATTCTGAAGTGGCGAGTCCTGCGGACTGGAGCTCCCTAAACTTCGCAAGTGCTGAAGCAAACCCAGATTTTATACAAGCTTTAGATGTGAATTATAGAGAAATGATTCTTTTTGGATCACAGTCTATAGAGACTTATTATAACGACGGGGTCACTCCTTTTTCGCGTTTAGACGGGGGTTACACAGAAAGAGGGATAAGTGCAAAGCATAGTCTAACAAAGGCGAACAACACGATGTTTTTCTTAGACAACGACAAAAGATTTACGATGCTTGAAGGGAGAACTCCAAAAATAGTCTCAACTCCATTTGATCGGTTTATAAGCCAAAAGGAGTCAATCGAAGATGTCCGGGGTTTCAATATCACTATTGATGGGAACCATTTTGTAATTTTCAATTTTCTTGAAGAAAACCTGACCCTTGGATATGACTATCAAAGAAATTCCTGGTTTAGGCTGGGGCTTTGGGATCAAAGCACCGCTACCTATGACAGATGGATTGGGAGTTGTTACGAAAGTTCGGCTCCATGGGGTATCAATTTGGTTGGGAGTAGGATAGACGGGAAAATATATAAATTATCAAGCTCTGTATACGATGACGACTCTAGTTTTATCCGACTTGTACGATCTACCGGAAATATTAATCATGGAACTAATGCGGTAAAAAAATCCGGAAAGGTTGTTCTTACCGTCAAAAGGGGCCACGGAACATCCGGGACACCGGTTGTGCAGGTGCGCTACAAAGACGATGGGGACTTAAACTGGAGCACCTATATCGATGGAGACTTAGGGCTATTAGGCGACAAAGAGTTTTATATTGTATTTGAGCCAATGGGAATGTACCGGTCCCGACAATATGAATTTGTTATCACGGACTCCGTGCCATTCTCTTTAGTTGGCGCATCAGAATGGGTGGAGGTAATGCCTCAATGACTGTCTCCCCAAACTTGCCGCCAATCCCTAAATTTAAAGACCTAAGAGAGCTAGAGAAATGGAGGATCGAGCTTAAGCGGCGCATAGATGGTGTTGTTCAGCTTATAGATGGCACGGCAAGCGTTCCATGGTCGGCCATAAATAAGGAGGATTCCGATCTCGCAGACTTAGAAACAAGAAGTCACGCAGACTTAACCAGCATAGGAACAAAGACACATGCCCAAATTGATACGCATATGGCCGACGCTACTGGGGTCCATGGCGTATCGGGAAATGTTGTTGGAACAAGCGATACGCAAATATTAACTAACAAAACTATAGATGGTGATAACAATACAATAAGCAATCTTGCTCATGGCTCTGAGGTTGATAGCCCGTCCAGTGGCGTTCATGGGGTAACAGGGAGCGTTGTTGGCACAACCGATACTCAAACTTTAACTAATAAAACTCTAAATGGGGTGAAATATAATAGATCCTCAGTATCGTCATCCCCATACACCGTTCTCTCTAGCGATTTTATAATTGGCGTTGATACAAGTAGCGTCGCGATAACCATTAATCTACCAGTCGCAGCGACAGCGGGAGAAGGGACCGTCTACATAATAAAGGACGAGTCAGGGAATGCTTTGGCAAACAATATAACAATAGATGGCAACGGGGCTGAAACAATAGATGGCGCTTTAACTCAAGTTGTTACGACCAATTATGTTTCAGTATCGGTTTATACAGACGGCTCAAACTGGTTTACATACTAAAAAAAGGATTGAAAGATGACATTTATACCTAATGAGAAAGCCCCGAAAACAGCATTTGGCGAGTTAAGCACCTCCTCGCTTACCCCCATTGTCCAATTATTGTTTCCGCACAATATAAACGAGGAAATTATCGAAACAAGAAACAATAACGGAGCTATCACAGTTGACGAGGCTAGGGCAAAACTTTCAACTGGCGCAGCCGCGAATCAAACTGCCGAGTTTAGATCAAAAATCCCAGTGAGATATGTGCCTGGGCAGGGCGCAGTGTGTAGGTTTACACGGATTTGGACAACAGGGGTAACCGGAAGCAGTCAGGGGCAGGGCATGGGGAGCTCTGGCGATGGGTTGTACTTTGGCTATAACGGAACATCGTTTGGCGTTCTTAGGCGTGAATCAGGGGTTCCGGAGGTCAGGACACTGACCGTATCAACCGCTTCCACTACAGCGGAGAACATAACAATAACACTAGATGGAGACGCCGACGCAACTGTGGCAGTCACTAATAGCGGGGATACGACAATAACGGCGAATGAAATTGCGGCACACGACTTTTCCGATTTAGGGAGGGGCTGGAGGGCCTCTGTTAGTAGCGATACCGTTATATTTGAAAGTTACGACGCCTCTTCAAGAACTGGAACATATTCATTGGGCGGGGCAACAACAGCCGTTGGCTCCTTTGCTCAAACTTTGGCAGGAAGCGCGGCGACAGACAATTGGACGGCTCAGGCGTCCTGGAATATTGACCCTATGGACGGGACGGGGCCGAGCGGAATGACCTTAGACCAGACAAAGGGGAATATTTACCAAATAAAGTATCAATGGCTCGGGTATGGACAAATAACTTTTGCATTAGAGGCCCCTGAATCCGGGGCTTTTCAAGCTGTACATGCAATAAAATATGCAAACTCCTCAACTAGCGTAACTTTTAAAAACCCAACGTTGCCTTTGAGCGCTTTTGTAAGCAACACGTCAAACACCTCGGATATAGTAGGCTATACGCCATCATTTGCGGCTTTTGTTGAGGGGGCCCTTGGGAATGGCCATATTCATCATGGGGCGGTCGCCGCCGCCGCCGGAATCGGGACCACAGAAACGCCCATTTTAACGATACTTAATAAGGTCGTATATCAAGGGGGCCTCAATAGGTCGCAAATAAAGCTAATTTTTTCATCGGCCTCTATAGACGGGACAAAGCCCGCGACAATTAGATTTAGAACAAACGCAATTTTGACTGGTAGCTCATTTTCGGATATCTCCACAAACACGTCTGTGGCCGCAAAGGATTCTTCGAGCACTGCAATTTCGGGGGGCAACTTACAATTTGCCTTTGGCCTGTCAAAGGCAGACGGGAAAATTATTGATTTAACCGAGGCGTCTTTTACATTAAACCCGGGAGACTCGTTGTCCGTAAGCGTAGAGGCGTCCAGTGGGACCACTGATGTTTTATGCGCATTTAATTGGGAGGAGTTTTTGTAGTGCTTAGAACAATGAAAGAAAAAGATTTAGATGGGGTTATGGCGATTGCAAAAGAGCACTTCGATGCCGTAGACATGGCGTCTAGGGGCTATACGTATCGCGAGGGCGATACTCGTAAGTATATCGAAGAAATCGCCGCCTCTACAGAATATTTGCCTATTATTAGCGACGTTGAAGGACAAATAGATGGCTTAATCTTCTTCCAAATCAATTACAGCCCATACAACCATAAAGAAATGTGCGCTTCTGAGCATGTCTGGTATGTCAAAAAAGGCAAGCCGGCGGTCTATAGAGGCAAGTTGTTTATGACCTTACTTAAAGAATCTGTTCGGGTTCTTAAAGAGATGGGGATTTCATTAATCACTGTTTCACTACCCGAAACCATTGATTTTGGTGAAAGCGTAGGGAAATTTTTAAAACGAAATGAATTCTCGAGAGTGGATTCAATTTATAAAAGGAGGATAAGTCATGTCAGCATTTAGTGCGAAAGAACAACGAAAAGCCATAAACAAGGCTACTAAAGTTCAAAAAAGAACAGCAGATGATCTTTTGGCCCAGAACGAGCGGTTTTTTAGCGCCCAACAAGAGGCCCAAGCGCCGTTTCTTGGGTTAGGAAAAGGGGCGGTAAGCGCGGTAAGCCGGGAGATTTCAAGCCCCCTGACGGCTACGGACTCTTTTCGGTTTAGACAGTCAGAGGCAAACAGGGCTTTAAATCAAAGGTTGGCGTCTCTGGGGGCATTAAATAGCGGGTCTGCTATCCGAAGGGATTTAAACCTTACTCAGCGGCTAATTGATAGTGAGCAAGGACGACGAGACCAGCTTATAAGCCGGGCGTTAGGAATAGGCCAGGATACACTCGGATTAAATACCCAAACAATTGGAAATCAATCCGCAAGACAAGGAAATGTTTTGCAAAATCTGGGGCTATTCCAAACCTCTGCCGAGTTAGAGAAAGGGGTGGCGAATTCGAATGCTATTGGGGGTTTGTTTGATCTTGGTCTAAAAGGGACAGGGTTTTCGGGTTTTGATTTTAAGAACCAGAACCCTGGAAGCATTTTTAAAAAAGGGTTTTCGGGTTTTGATTTTAAGAACCAGAACCCTGGAAGCATTTTTAAAAAATAGGGGTTATTGATGTATAGAAAGGAATTGTAATGTCATTTGGATTTGAAGCGTTTAGACGATTAAACAAGCCCGTGGATTTAATTGACTCATTTCGGGAGGGGCAGGCACTTCGTCAACAGGTGGGTTTTAGCAGGGGATTAAGATCAATTGCAGAAGGAAATATTCCTGAAGGGTCTACCCAAGAGGCGGCGGCTGGCAACCTTGCTCTTCGATTCGGTAAGCCCGAATTAGGAGCGAGATTAATGGCTCTAGGGGAGCAGCGTGTTCAAAGAAAACAAAAAGCTGAACAGGATCAAAAACAGGCTGTATTTAATCAGTTTAAGTCCGAATATGGGCTGCTTAAAGAGCTTGGGGACAATAATGCCGCTAGGGCATGGCTCAATAAACGAAAACAGGATTTCGCAGGAACTCCGGAAATTTCAGGGGTTTTAGAACAAGTCGATGACATTGATGTGTCCCAGAATGCGGTTTCATTTGATAGAGTCGTGGATGAAGGTCATTTGGAGCAATTCCCATTTTTACAACAAGCTGGCGCTCAAGTAGGCGAGAATGCTAAATTTTCAATCGATCTTGATACTGGCGAATTAAAGGGCAATGTTGAGCTGGGCTCCTCTAAGGGCGATTCCATTAAGAGCAACAAATTCGTTCAATTACTGCGGAAAGAAGTTCAATCGGACCCGGTGGTTAAATCTGCCTCGGAAATTAACCAAGCTGTTAGCCGGATGGCTAATGTTTTTAGGGATTTTAAAAACAACCCTGATAAAGCCGCTAGCAAAAATGCTTTAGATCAGGCCCTGGTTATTACTTTTAACAAGATGATGGACCCAGGATCAGTTGTTAGGGAATCGGAATTTGCCAGGACTCCTCAAGGCCAAGCCGCTTTAGCTAAAGCCCAGGGTGCTTTAGAAAAATTAAGAGAGGGTGGTGTCGGGCTCACAGACCCCGAAAGACAAGAGATTGTAAGAACGGCGATATTACTTCAACAAGGCCAAAAGGCGCTAGTAGATTCAAAGCTGGCGTTCTTCACTGAAGAGGCCGGGCGGTCGGGGGTTGATCCTGAAAGGATTGTAGGTGGGATCTCTCAAATAAACGAAGAGGATTTTGAAGGCCTTTTTTCAAATGAAGGAGGGGCAGGCTCTGGCAAGTCCAATGTAACTCAAGTGGGTCGGTTCAAAGTTAGGGTAAAATAATGCCAGTATATGAAGTTGAATCACCAGACGGGCGGATACTTGAATTAGAGGGGGCCTCTGTTCCAAGCGAAAAAGAATTAGAGGGTATTTTTAGCCAATTGACAAATAATGGGCGGCCGAGATCTGAGGATCCGCGCATGCATAAGCTACAATCTCGACAACAACAATGGGAGCAATTTCAAGGTACAACCGTTGGAAAAATATTATCAAAATTCCAAGCATTAGCGCCGGGAGAATCCGTCGAGGAAAGGGTGCAAAGGAAAATCACAACTAGGCAGGAACAACTTGAGCGTGGAGCGTCACAGTTTGAGTCGGTTATCGAAAATATTGGAGATGACGCAAAAAAGACGCTTGAAAGCGTTGCCAGATTTGCGCCGTGGGTCGTTCCTGCGGCAAAAGGAACCAAGTTGTTGGGTTCGCTACAAAAATTAAACCCAGTGTTTAAAGGCGCTAAAGTAGCCAAAGCGGTTAAGGCGATTGCGGGAGCCGGCAGCGCGACAGGCGTAATTTCCGGTTCTCGGTTTGTCGAGGAATTGGCTCAGGGTGAAAATTTGGAAAGCGCCGCCAGAGAGGCCCTAGACGCAGGAGTAAGCGCTGGGGCCGTTGCTCTGGCGCTGCCTATAGCCACCGGGCAGGTTAAAGCGTTAGCGGGGAAATTAGCCTCAGTTAGTAAAAAGTCAGTGGCGAAAATAAACGAGGTTTTAAATGGTATTCCGGCTAAAGACTATTCGTTTGCCCTTGAGCGGGAGCTACAAGGAAAAAGTATTTTTAAGGGGCCATTTGATAGCCAAAGAACTTTTGACGCAATCGGAAAGCGGGCTCAGAAGGCAATGCTTCACATTAGTCGAGAAGCAGGGTCGGCTGTAGGGGCTGAAACCAAAGCGCTGAGGGGTATTGAACAAAAAATTGATACATCAAGAGCGTTAGACAAAGTGGATGACCTTCTGAATCAAAGTTCCTTTGAGGGAGAGACTGCGTTAAAGAAGGCAGACATAAAGATTATTGATGAAATCAGAAAAAAGCTTTCCGCAAACGGCGGGCAAATGAGCCCAGGGAAAATGCATGTTATAAAAAGAAAAATATGGAATGAATTGCCCAGCAGAAGCTTTCCTTCTCAAACCGTTTCAAAGGCCTCCACCGAAGGGCAGGGAATATTAAAGCAAATTGGGAACGCTGTTAATCAAGAATTAAGAGCGGTTAGCACTGGTTATGCGGCTGCAAATGACCGATTTTCAAAAATAAAAAATATTGAGGACAGAATACGTACACAGTTGGGGGACAAGAATGTCGCAAGAAACTTAAAAAATCTATATAGAAAAGATCTTTCAACACAAAGCCTGTTTGAGGAGGTTAACGAGCTTGCTCCTAAGGGATTTAAGTTTATGGACCAAATACGCGCAGCGAATGCAAGAGATGTCTTTAGCCAAATTGCGCCAGGGCTAGGGGGCGGTTCTGGAGGATTGCAGGGAGCAATGAACATATTAAGAGGGAGTCTAATTGCTACTAGGCCGAGCCCATTAGCCGCTACAGCGCTAGCGGTTGCCGCGTCTCCCCGACTAGGGGGTGTGGCTGGAGTAAAAGCGGCAGGGGCAATCCCCGGCACAGCAAGGGGAGCATCAGCCTTGGCGGAAAAAATTGCACCAATCGCCGTGTCCAGAGCATCAAATTCAGAAAAATAATACTAGGGGCAAAAACATGAAAGAAAAATTAAAAATTGAAGAGAGGGTAATCAGGGTTGAATCCGAAGTCGACGTGGTATCCAAGAGGATATCTGAGATGGATTTGCGTATCGATGATGCTATCAAAAACGCGCATCAAAGCGCCGTCATGTCTCAGGACGCAAGGGTGACCAGCAAAGAGGCCTTTTCAGTGGCAAATAAAATGTATGAGGAGTTGAAGGCAGAGTTAAAAAAAGATCTGAACGAGATATTTGATCAAAAAATCAACCCGAGGTTCGATGAGTTAAGCTCGCGGCTGGATGGGTTTGATAGGTTTAAGAATAAGCTGTCCTGGTACGAAGATCTTAGGCGACTTTTTACCAGCAAATCAGGAAAAACAATGTTTATTGTCGTCTTTGTTGTGATCATTTTAGTAGATAAATTGAACCTCACCGATAACATTGTGGAGATCCTGGCCCTATCAGGGGTTAGGGGCGGATAACGTTGTGAAAAGCCAAGGACTTGTTAATCCAAAATTCAACTTCTTTAAATACAAAGAGTTTGTAGTATCGTCGAAATTTCCTGAATTAGCGAAAAAAATAACGCTTTCTAAAGAGAATGAGCAGTGCATTCGATTGCTGTGCGACTCTGTATTAATTCCGGTTCGAGCAAGGTTTGGGTTAACGATAATTGAGTCTGGGAAGCGTTCTGAAGAACTTAACAAACAGGTCGGGGGGAGCCCTAAGTCTCAGCATATAGATGCCACAGCGGCAGATATAAGAAGCTCTCTCGCAGAAAACCTCGAGATTTTTAAATGGATACATGGCCAAAAACTACCGTTTAGGCAGCTAATTTATTATGAAAAAACAAATGGGCTCCATGTATCCATCAACGTTCCGTGGAGGACATTTAAAAACGAGGTATTTATATTTAGGAAGAATGGAGAGAAAGAAACATGGTCTTAATTCATAAAAAGGGAGAGTCTTATGCTTGAATTAAATTTAGAAAATATTGTAACGACAATGGCGCCATCAATTATTGGCGGCTTTGCTGTTTGGAAGATAAGCCTGAAGCTGTACACTCACTTTGCACCAGTTAAATGGGTAATAAAGGGGCTTGAAGAGCCATGTTATTTAGCTGGGAGAAAAATTGGAAAAAAATTAGCTAAAATTCCTGATAGTGAACTCAGGAATAAAATGGCGGCAGATTTCGATAGGCTCGGAGATAAGGTTGACGAGTTTTGGGACAAAGGAATTCAGGACGGGTTAAAAGACGTTTTGCCTTATTAGTGCACCGTTAGGTGTTGTACAATAAGTACATGCCCCTACGGCATGTCCGTAGCCCCGGTTGTCTTCGGTCGCCGGGGTTTTATGATTTCGTTATAGATAATGACACCATGTCTATTGGGCCGCCTATTGCAGCCAGATCCCGCCCAACTTTTATAAAACGGCTGAAAAATTACCTAAGTGACTGGAGATACTGGCTGGAAGAGCGTCCCAGGTTTTGATGAATAGCAAATATGTTGTTTCTCTACATTTTAGAGGCAAAAAAACAGATAAAGACGAATGGGTATCTAATCAATTTGGCCTGAGAACGAATATGAGAGGGTCGGGACGGTTTGGGATGATGAACATCTTTTTGATTTTGATTTAGGGACGGCTTTAAAGGGGTCGAATTCGACCCCTTTAAAAAAATGCTGACTCGTTAATTTCCGGGTTCGGCATCCAAGCTAAAACGATCCCATTTGAATATCCGGTTTTGACTGATTTACGCGCTCTAAACGTTCCGTCTGAATAGTTATTAATAGGAATAAATTCAACGGGCATTACAGTTTTATATTTAGGGGAGTCCCTTGGTTAAAGTCATTGCCTAATTATATCATCACTGCTCTAGGTGGTGGGCATCGTGACACAACTCTTCAGCTTCATCCGAAATAAGCTTATCCTCTAGTGTTTCGCCGAAATAAAGCAGCATCCTTAAGGCCGCCTCTATCGTTTGGTTTATTTTTAAGCCTTTTTCTACCGCGAATAGCCTTGTTTTTTTTAACAGCTCTTCATCTAGGCTGGTGTTGAATTTTTTCTTCATGCCCACAGCATATCATTTTTGTGTTGATTTCAACACGCCGAGGGTGATACCCTTGGGCTGAGGTTCAATATTATGTTTGAAGTTTTTTCTCACCAATTACTAGCTCTTTTCTACTATCATTTTGTTGGCGACTTCATATTGCAAACAGATAAAATGGCAATAAATAAGTCTAGCAGCTTAAAGTGGCTAACAATACATTGTGTGACCTATTCGATACCATTTGCAAATGCAAACTAAATAATCAGTTAGTTTCATACCTCTACATATTAATGAAAGGTAATTTTATGGCTTCTCTACATAAACGAAAGTCTGGCACGTACTTTATAACCTATAGGATCAATGGGAGACAAATAAAAAGAGGGCTGGGTAGGGTGTCAAAACCCATCGCCTCAATAGCCCTAAGAAAAATACAGGAGGAGTTATCCTTAAAAAGACTGGGCATTGAGCTGCCTAATCGAATCATGTTGAAAATTTTTGAGGAAAAATATTTAAACTGGGTCATTTGTAACCAGAGACCCAGAACGCTAATGCGGAAAAAAGACTCTATTAAGAACCTTTATAGGTACATGGACACTTTGCCAGGGTATGACAAAGAGTCTATAGAGTTGCAGGGGATTACTCAGGAATTAATCGAGGGCTTTAAGGCTTATAGGTTAAAAGAGGGCGTGACGCCTAGAACAGTAAATGTTGATTTAAACTGCATTTCCAATATGTTAAAAATTGCTAAGGAGTGGTCATATGTTGTAGCCACTACTAAAACGACAAAGTTACGAGAGACGCGAAAAATGCCTCGATTCTTTTTTGATGAAGAAATTAAGCGCCTATTTGACAATTCGAGCCGATATTTACAGTCGATTATTACAATGGGGTTAAATTCCGGGCTCAGGGCGGGCGAAATGACTAATCTCAAATGGTCTGACATCGATTTTCACAATAAGTTAATCTACGTGAAAAATAGCATCATTTTCAATACTAAAGGCTGCGAGGACCGGGCGATACCTATTAATTCAACGCTACATCAGGAATTGTTGTTCTTGAAGGAATATTATATCGATCCTTTGCACGATAGGGTAATGCGCCGCAACAACAATCAAATGAAATATGTGTTTTGTCACCAAATGGGCGGAAAGATGGATAATATAGGAAAGGCGTTCAAAAGACTTGTAACCCATTTAGGGATGCCGGACACATCATTACACACCATGAGACACTCGTTCGCTAGTCACCTGGCAATGAATGGGGTTGATATCGTGACAATCAAAGAACTGCTTGGACATAAGGATATAAAGGTTACAATGATATATGCGCACTTAACTGATGCTCATAAGAAAAATTCTATTGAAAAGATCGCCTCTGTTGCCAGTTCGTTCCCCAGACGGGAAGCTATGGAATTACATCCGGCGTAAAAAATGAGTATAATTTAGGTTCAAAAACTATTGTTGGCAGACAGTTTCGATTAGGGTTAGTCTTGCGGACATGAGGATCTTAATTCATAATTTTTATGGGTTTTGAGAAAAAATGATAGAAATAGTAAACCTTGATTTGTACGAGCACTATATTGAACTAACGGATATGGTGGTCACAGCGGAAAGATATTCGGATATGAAAGTTAAAACACAAATAACGCCTATTAAATCAGAATATCCGATACGGGAGGATGATACTGTTAGCTATGTTTATAATATAGAAAACAGGCTTGAGCCATTAATTGACCCAACCGACGCCATACCAGTAGGCCCGGGCTGGATATCTCACTGGATATAGAGAGGATTTTATATATGAAAGTTAAAGATGAAAAGATCTGATTTAGAAATGACTGATAAACGCTGTGCTAAGTGCGGACAACTGACGGATACTCTTGTGGGGCATGCATGTGGAAATTATGTGGATTTTGAACAATTTACGGCCGCTATGAATGAGCGCGCGGAAATGGTTGAGGAAAAAGAAAATGAATACGCAAAAAAAATGGGTTGGAGCCACCTTCCCGCACAAATGAAATGCAAAAGTGTACACCCAATAGATCTTATAATTGACGACCCAGTGCCTGCCCAAAACCAGACTCTAAGAGGAATCGAATCTAAACTTGATAAAATCTCCGACTCCCTAGAATCTTTATTGCGCACTTTACCGGTCAAATAAAAACCAAGCACGAATCAGCTCAAAACACTGCTCTAGGTACTTTAAGAGTCAAATAAAGGATTATCCAGCTTTTTCTATTTTATAATCATCGAAGGCCAAAGCTCGCATACTGTTACCATTATTATTATCACCCCTCGGAGCTCCGAAGGTTTGAAATGTTCACTAGATGGGTATAGAATGTAAGAAATGTACAAAACGCACATTAGGAGGGTCTGATGGCTAATCTAACTACCACCGAGGCAAGAACAAACTTCGCTGAGCTAATAAATACTGTGTCCTACGCAAAGGATACAACGATTCTTACAAAGCATGGGAAGGAGGTCGCGGCCATTATTCCCATTGAGGATCTAAGATATTATGAGGAACTTGAGGACGAAAGAGACCTTAAGGATGCGCTTGCGATTCTAAATGGAAATGAGCCTGTAATTACCCACGACAAGCTAAAAGAGGAGCTTGGACTAGATTAAATGGGGTATGCTATTACCTATAAAACTGGGGTTAAAAAACAATTAAAGAATCTGCCCAAAAACATCCAGGCTCGACTTTTAGATAAAATTTCAAACTTAAGCTTAAACCCTAGGCCAATGGGGTATAAGAAGTTGGCCGCAAGTGAAAATGTTTATCGTTTTCGCATAGGTAATTATAGGGTCCTTTATTCAATTTGGGATAAAGAGCTCGTGATTTTGATAGTGAAAATTTCTCATCGAAAAGATGTTTATCGCAAGTAAATAAGGGTTTTTGCTCAGGGGCCTTTCTTCACACTCACGGGCGTCCTCTTTCGTATCGTGTTTTCCTTTGCAAATTTCGCATTGGTAAAAATGTTTTGTTTCTATGATGTGTTTCATCGGCTACTCATTTAGTAAAAACTTATTGCTAATGACTTTAAAAGAAATCCTAGAGTCATCAGTGTGTCGGAAAACAAGGCCTTCTCGAGTTGAATCCGAAAGCTCCGATTTTCCTTCGGCGTAAGAAAGAATCGAGTCTATATTAAAGCTAAACTCTAAGCCGTTTTTGATTACAGGGACAGGCTTAAGGTCGATATTTTTAAGAAATTTGAGGGTTGCATTTGGGGACATTGGGCGGCGCTTATCTATATCAAAAACGGTGAAGAATCGGACGGCGTGGCCTTTTATTTTGTATCTGTTTTTTTGGATGCCTTCCCCAATTAATTCGCCTTGAATCGCAATATTCTTTCCTAATACACGAAGTCTTCTTTCTAAGTCGAGGCTTTTCGCAACTTGTAAATACGTATTTTTCTTTTGGGTATCCAGGTTAAACTCATAATTTCGGCCGCAAACGCCAAATTTTCCCTTGTTAAGGTAGGCGGTGAAACTTGTTCCGTCCAATTTTTCAGTAACCGTAAATTTGTGGCCGGCCCACCGCTCAAAATAGTCGGGGTGGTTTTGAATCCGCTCTTCATCAGTTTTTTGGATAAAGGATGGTAGGGGGCCTTTTACCTCGCCATTAAGTTCCGCTGGTATTTTGAGCTCATATAATTGGATTCCCAGCACCTCAGTGCAATCGAACCCCTCGATTTTAGATATGTTATCCGGGATTATGAACGGGATGGGAATAAAAAGCCCTTGGCTAATTTGACCACAGAGCTTGGCAGTTTTTAACCTATGCCCCTGGGTGCCATTGGCTATAGTTTGAAGCCCTCGAGAGCTCAGGAACTCAAATTGATCCGTCATGGGCAAAAAAGAGTCAATTTCACAGTAAATCCCTAGGTCGCCCGGTCGAAACTCATGTTTTTTCACCACCACTTGCCATCCATCAATTATGGCTAGCTCAATGTTTTCAGCATCGGGTATCGGGTGGATTTTGCTAATTCTTCTTATTGTGGCTAATTTTCTCATTTATCTCCCAAATCCATCGTATAATTCCTTTGTTTTATCTGAAGACCAAAATTCCTTGGAATCAATATCCAAGAGGGTCAGTCTTCCTCCCCATCCAGCGCCTTGATCCACGTTCCAAACATTACATCTATGTACAGGGTCTAACGAAAACGATTCTGTTGAGGTATGGCCAATAAAAATCTCTTCGAATGGGCCTATTCTTAATTCTCGAGTTCGGGTAAACCCGAATAAATCTCTGTCCCAGGCCAAACATTCCGGTCCCTGTTTATCCAAATCTTCATATAATTCCGCCTTATATGCGACAAGGCTCCCGTTGGTAACAAAGGTTTTAAATTTGAATCCGCCATGAACGAAAAGTTTATTTTGTTTAGTCAAATAATATGGGACGTAATTAAGCCAAAAATCTCTGTGGTTATCGGGAATGTCTGGGATAATGCGCGGCTCCCATTTAGAGTGGCCATAAGATTCAAGAGAGGCTTCACCACCCTGGTTGGTCCATATCGGCGGTTTGTCTCCAGTTTTAATCCAATCAACAAACCACAAATCATGATTCCCCACTACGAAAACTCTGTTTTTAATTTTTAGCAGCTCATCAACACACTCCTTCGTTTCTGGGTACCCATCACAGACATCCCCGATGATTACTAGAAAATCGTTGTCATAGTCAAAATGCGACCGTTCTAGGACTTGCCTGAGGGCCTTGTGAGCCCCGTGGATATCCCCGACAACAAATCGTCGTCCCAATGCTAACCCCCTCCTTCTGGATAAAAAGCATCGCCCTGGTCATGGTTGTGAACGGTAGTATCTCCGGGGGTGTATTCAATGCTCTCGGAGCCATGAGGTGGCGAATAAGAGTTCTCTGTGTTTGTTTCTTTTGATTTTTGGATTGAATATAGCGAGTGTACGATTAGTAGAAAAGCTAGTGCCACAAGAATGTATTTTAAAACGGAAATATATATATTTAATTTGCCATCAACATCACCAAGAAGATGTTTGTTAATTTTTCGGACGGGGTTTAATTTGGCTAAAACGGTTTTTATTCTCAAGAGGGCTGTTTTTAGTATCGAGCGAAAGGCTTGGTTTGAAACGTAAACAATAGTAAAAAACAGGATTAGAACAGTTGCCTCAAAGGTGATTTGTAGAGCTTTTAAAAAAGTATCAAATGTCATTGTGATTCTTCCAATTTAAACTCTACGTTCAGCATGGATTTTCCAGACTTGTTTATCGTTTGAGTAAATAATTCCTTGCGCTGAATCAAGAGCGGCTTTAGTGATATTGTCCACATCTGACCTGGTATTCCCAATTGAGATAATTGAGGCCGAGACATCGCCAGTAAACAGTTGATTTGAAACAAGGCCTTGAATATCACGTAGCGTTTGTTTTGCTTCGTTGTGTACCCGGAGAAAATCTGATTCCTTGTTGCTCTTGTGTAGGGCACTATGGCTGGGACCTCGACGTATATTTTTGATTTTTTCGTATTCATCCTTGCTCACTTTGTTTGTAATTTTCAAATAAGTTTCCCAAAAAACTCAGTGTCTTTATGCTGTGAAATTGCACGGACTTCTTCGTTTGTTTTAACCGAGTTATCAACTTTCCATTTGCCGTTTTCCCGGAATTGGACATGCGCAAATTTATCCCCGACAAGACCTTGAAAGCTAATGTTATTTTTTTGCCAACGATACGTTCCAGATTCTAATTTCATACTTCAATCACCTTAATTTTTATGCCCAGTTGCAACAGCACTTCTTCAGCTAATCCCTTCGCACAGTCATGATCCTTTGCGAGCTTAGAAAGCTCCCTTTTCAGCTCCTCCCAAGCAAGAAATGCTCTGTCAAAGCTTTTGTGGTTCAGGTCGGCTATCTTGTGGCCGTTTGGGTTAGTCGGCATGGATGAGTTCCTGTGCTTGCGGAATATTCTCGAAATCTGCCGGGGATTTTAAATATCCTTCGTCCTTCAACATGCTGAAAATTCGGGTCATTATTGCACCTTTGGGTTCGGGGTAGGCCAGGGCCTCCTCATGCGACATTTTGAGCTTTTCAGCCAAAACCCTCCTCTCGTAATCTGAGGCTCTTTGCCACAGCTCATCCTTGTGGGGTTTGGGTAGTGATTTGAACACAGACCTGGCGGATTTGAAATACTCATTTCGATTTCGTTCCTGAACCTTCTTTCGGGCTTGCTCCCTCCGGCAAAGCCTGTGATTGGCTCGCTTGAGCCATCTCGCTTTCACCTCGGTTCGGTTCTTTGTCATTTCCTCGGCCCATCCGGCAAGTTCGGCAGGGTCCTCCCTAGCAACCTTGCATAGCTGGGCATAAAGCCTTGGTGGTTCACCCTTGCCCGCTTTGCGAATACGGCGATAGGTTATTTGCCGAATTAATCTTTTTTCAGATTTTGAAAAAGCAGCAGGCCCCTCCCGAGGTGGTTTAGCGGTGAAATCACTTAACTCCTTTTTTTTAGCAGCTTGCTGCTTTTTTTTCTTTTCCTTTCCTTTCCTTTGTGTACTTTCTGCAACAGGCTGTGACGGAACAGGTAAGGTACCTCGAGTTTTCGTGACAGGAACTATAGTTTCTGTCACAGAAACCCCTGTTTCTGTCACGGGATCATTTTTTGAAATATTTTCTAATTTACTCGTTTTAGGCACTTTTAGGCGGTTTTTAGGGGGTATTTTCCAGGTACCTTTAGTTTCTGTCACAGAAACCCCTACCTTCCTAATTGCGTCATCCCTTGTAGGGATAGGGCGGTTGCGCTTCTTATAAACTGATTCAAGAGTATCAACAAAGCCTTGGTACCAGATAATTTTTTGATTCCACAGATCAGAATCTATTTTCTCCCAACAACTAAGCGTATTAATCATTTCTATAGCTAAATCAACATCACAGTTTAGTTTCTGAGACAAAAACTCAAGGTCCATTGGTGTATTTGCGTGATATACATGACCATCTTCAGTGGCCAAAAGTTGTAAAAGTTTATAAAAAAACGCATACCCTTTTATGCCAAACTTATTTTCAAGCATCTCCACTGTTTTTGATGAATGTGAGTACATTGGGAAATAATCGACCGTGTTTAGTCGTGGCCTAGCCATTAGTTAGTTTGCCTTCTTCATACATATTCAAGATAACCCATTTTCTAGAGAATCAAAGGGCTTTTCCTTGGTTTCAGATAAGTCTAATACGGAGCCCCAGGGGAGCTTCGCTAATTTGCTTAATAATACGGAATAACCACCCGCGTCATCAGACACCAACCGGCCAGACCCAAACACATAATCTCCAACTTTTATTGGTTGCCAATCATACTGCATTCCTCCTTTATATCCTTCGATAACAATGTCATTTGTGATCCCCGCGCCCTCATTTATTTCCACAATCATTTTTATTGTCAAAACCCCATGTGCGTTAGTTTCAACAATTGGGCCCTGAGCGCACTTTCCAGTAAAAACATAGGCGTTAATATCAATCATTAATTTTCCCCACCAAAACACTTTCTTTTGGAATTAACTTTGCCTCGCTTCTCAATCTCATGTCATGAAAAAGCTCAAATTTTTCTTTAAGAGATAACGACCCCGCTCTGACATTGCATTCCTCGTGAGCTAGTACTAAGTTGGCAAAATTATCGTTACCCCCATTCGCCTTCGATAGCAGGTGCTCTACCGTTATGTCGTCACCTAATTCTTGGGTACAGTAAAAGCAGTTTTCACCGTCTCTGCCAAGTAAATAGGCACGGGCCTGAGGCTTCTCAAATCTCTCGTAGTTTTTAGATGCAGCCCATTCCCATTTGTTATCGAAAAACTCCATAGCTGTATCGGCAGCCCCTACGCTTGAAACCCCTTTTTTCCCTTGGTAAATGATTCCCAGACCTTCTTCGCACTTAAACCTAAATAACTCGTATGGGTTTGTAGTTTTTAAAATTTCTGCCCCAGACTTTTCGAGAAAAGTTAAAAATTTGTCCTTAAAATTTTGCACCGAATTATCCATTTATTGTCACCTCGTGGACGGAAAACTCTCTAGGCTTAAACCCAGCCGCCAATAGCGGTGGGCTTGAAGCAAAAGCCTTATCTTCTTTTAATCTCAGAATTTGTTCAGATTTAAAAGGGAATGGGATGTGAAATATCTCGAGCAACCTAAATATCCAAAAAATTGGGGTGCTGGGAACGTTTAAAAACCTAGCTTTTTTATTAATTGAGCCACACAATATTTTTGCGACGTCTTTGAAGGGGAGGGGTGTTTTGCCCGAAACAGTCAAAGTTTTATTAATCAGAGAAGAGTTTTCAAATCCAAGAATTATTGCCTCAACAACGTCTTCTACATGGACGGGCTGCTGGAGAGCCTTCCCTTTCTCTATTAATGGGACAAATGGGAGCCGCCAATACAATTTCTTAAGTTTGGTCATGTTTCTATCATCTAAGCCACCATAAATCATTGTGGGCCTCAAAATAGTGTAGGCTTTAAATGTTTCCTTTATTAAGCTTTCAGCTTTTACCCTTTTTGGTTTTGATGCCGCTGGCAAGTTAGTGAGAATATTTGTTGAGCTAATAAAAATATTGCGCTTGAAATTTTTGGAGCTTATAAATTTCAAATACTGCTCTGGGAACTTAATTTGCGCTAAATCTGGGATGTGAACAAAGTGAGTGAACGCATTGAAATTAAAATCCTTACACGGCTTTTTGTTTGTATCCCACAAAAAAAACTTTGAATCTAATTCCTCTAATCCGTAAGTTATTCCACGGCAGGCAATAGTGTAATCAATCCCTTTTTTCTTAAAGGCTTTTATTAAACGCTTGCCAATAAACCCGGATCCACCGATAACTAGAACATTCATTGATGGGCGATCAGTCATTGGTAGGGGTCTCTGAAATTTGGTTTATGAGGGCCGCGCCAGCCGCAATGCTCTCTTCCTGATAAAAATCAATTCCCGATATGGGCATAGCCCCTTTTGTTGCCCTGGCAAGTTTATTGACTATCGCCTGAATTGCAGATTGCACTTTTTCGTCGTTGATATAGATGTTTTGGGGGACCATGGAGAAATCCGATATTTTGGCTTTCCAAACTTTTTTAGTCGAAATTCCCTCAACTTTTTCAAAAGCGGGGGCTTTTACCACTGTTGGAACATATATATCCTCTGCCTTTTCCGTTAGCATTTCAGCCTTAGCAGTGTTGCCTTTTTCTTTCTCTTTTCTAGCTCTTTCTTCTAGGTTTTTTCGCTTTTTGTCTTCTTTGGATTTAGCCTGGGCAATGGCTTTTTTCTCTGCTTCATAACGAATACGATCTTGCTCTTGCTGATATTCAAGAATTGCTTTTTTTAGAACTGCTTCTGCATCGGATAGTTCGGCGAGAGGGCCTTTGAAAAAGGTCATTATCCGTTTTTTTATATCGTCTAGCGGCCTGGTGATATCTTTTCGGCTATCATCGATTTCCTTAGATACTGCTTTGATGTTTTTTAAGAACTGGCCAGAGTTCGAGTATTCAATGTTATTAGTTATTTTTAACCGTTTTACGGTGTTAGCTAGCGTATTGGCTATATTAATATGCGTTAAGGTTGAGTCGTTAACCGTAACCTTTACTGTCTCATCAATAGTTTGATCTTTTGTTTGTGTTGTCATTATTTTCTCATTTTGTAGTTGTATACAGATAGTGCTGATAAAAAAACATCGAGGTCTTGTCGACTCTTATATGGCTCGGATAGTTTGTATCCATCAGGAGACAAATATAGTGTGTAACGATCCATATTTGACCGCTTATCTTGTTTGTATGCATATTCATAGGCGGCGGTTTGGATTTGATGGGATATGGATTTTTGCCCGGTCTTAATGTCGTATAGGACTGGGCGATTGGATATTTTTTTAAGGGTAGCGATTCGGTCCAGCGTTCCCGCGTATAGGTATTTTTTGCAAAAAACCTTTTTTTCAATTTCTATAAATTTAACCTCAAAATCTCTTAGGAATGAGATGTAATGGCAAAGATATCGTTCTGTGGCCTCTGAAATGGAATCGGGGATAGCTTCTCCTCTATCAAATATTTCAGTTGCATTGTGCACTTCGGTACCAAAAGACTGAGCTTGCGCCAGGACATTTGGCGGAACCATGGAGAAATCTGATATGCCGACCCCTTCTAGAACGGTGGTTACGCCAGGAACCAATTGCCCTTCATAGCGATAGGTATGAGTCTCCTCATCAAATACTAGCCCGTCAATTTCAGTCATTTTTTAGCTCCTTTTGATGATTGAAGCAAAGAGCTTTACCCAGAACCTTTGTGGAGTAATCGAAGACTTCTTGTTTAATGGGTATATTGCATTGAGAACAATTAAACTTTTGTTCTGATTGTTTATTTGAGATAGGGTTTGGTTTGGCATTTACGGTTTCACTTTCTGAATTATCCTCTAAGTCTTGGGTAAAAATATCTGATGCCGCTGTCACAATAAGCGCCATTGCCACAAGTGCTCGTTTTACCGCCATCTTGAGAACGGTATTGGCTTGGTCTGCGTGATCTGTCTGGACCTGCTCAACGGAGAAGTTCGGCTTTCCGCTATACCCCTTCTTCCATTTCTTTCTCCGGCGATTCTCCGGCATTTCAGAAAACTCTTCTGGGCACACCGCGGCCCGCCACTTATATTTTTCCTCATTAGAAGAACACTCCCCAACTCCCTGCCCAAGAAACGTTCCATCCGGGGCATATTTCCCAGTAGCAGACACCCGATATCGACACTCTTCATTTGTGCTTAAATCTTCTATTTTAAACTCAGGGGCAATTCTGAATGTGGCCAAGATCTTCTCCGCTCCCGATTTTAAGAGAACATTTTTATCTCCGCATCCAGGGAGCGTATCGTAATGCTCCCCCTTCTTCATTACAGACCGCATTACCTGTTGAATGGTCTGAATTTGGGCTTTCATCTCAGAGACACTCTGAGGTGGGATTACTTGTGGTTTCTGATTCATATTGGGCCTTTCTTCTTTCGTTGGTTTTTCTTCATCGGGGGTTAGTATCGGTGGTGTTGAACTCAACATGCTTACGTCCCCTTCGCCGGGGCTGCCCCAGCGTTGTGGTTATCTGAATGCACGTTTAATCGAGCCTGGAACGAGCCCGAAGCAACCCTTCTAGAACAATATTCGGCCTCATCGACCAAAATGTTTGTAAAAAATTCTGTAACCGTGATGTCTTGATAAATCATAGCTATTGACT